GGAAACATATAACCAAGGTGAACCATATGGTTTAATTAATTTGGAGTTAGCAAGGACTGTAGGTAGAACAGGTGAAACACAATACCCTGACCCTGAAGTTGAAGGGTTTAACCCATGTGCTGAACAATCATTAGCAAACTTTGAAACTTGTTGTTTAGCTGAGGTTTATCTTTCAAATATCAAAAGTTACGATGAGTTAAAAGAAGTTTTAATTTATGCTTATAGAATGAACAAACATTCTCTTGCATTACATTGTTCATTAAAAGAAACTGAAACGATTGTTAACAAGAATATGAGAATGGGTATCGGAATGACAGGTATTCTCCAAGCAACAAAAGAACAACAAGGATGGTTAAAAGAGGCTTATGTTTGGTTAAGAGGATATGATAAATGGTATTCAGGTGAAAAAGGATTTCCTGAAAGTATCAAATTGACTACCGTTAAACCAAGCGGAACGTTAAGTTTATTGGCTGGTGTCACACCTGGTGTTCATCCAAATCCTGCGGGTCCTTTTTATATTAGAAGAGTTAGAATTTCATCTCACTCACCATTAGTTGATGTATGTAGAAAACACGGATTCCCAATTGAATATCAAAGAAATTTTGATAGTTCTGAGGATAAATCAACAATGGTTATCTCATTTCCTTGTAAATTACCTGAAACCACACCAGTTGCTGCTGATTTTGATTGGAGAACACAATTGGATATGGTTAGAAAAATGCAATCAGAATGGTCTGATAATTCAGTAAGTTGTACTGTTTATTATAATAAAGAAGATATCGAAGATATTAAACAATATTTGAGAGACCACTTTAGAAATGAAATTAAAACAGTATCGTTCCTTCTTTATTATGGTCATGGTTTTGACCAAGCACCTTACGAAACAATTACCAAAGAAGTCTACGAAGAAATGGTTAGTAAAACTAAACCAATCACTTCAGTTGAAATAAAAGAATCTGAAATGGAACTATATGATTGTATAAATGGTTCCTGCCCTATTAAATAAAAAAAAGAAAACAAATTTAAAAAGAATTAAATGACTGTAAACGCATCTAACGATTGGATTGTCCAATTACATATTAAAGAAATTACCCCCAAAAACAAACATTTACCTACCGATTTTTATTGGGAACAAGGTAAAATGGTGATGACGGAAAGTTATCATAAACGAAGGGGTAGTTGTTGCGGGAATGGATGTTTAAATTGTCCATACGAACCAAAATACAAAAAAGGGAATGTGATTACTAAATAATCACGACAGAAATCACGACACTATGTCGTGATTTTTTATTTTATATCTATTCACCGAAAATATTGTAACACTATATTTATGATTAATGGCAGAAGGAAAAACATATGGAGTTAACTTCCCTTTTAGAGATTCTTTAAAAGGTAATTATCTTTCGTTATCGCAAGATGGTGATGAAGAGGTCAGAGCAAATTTAATTCATTTATTATTAACGAGAAAAGGTACAAGATATTATTTACCTGATTTTGGAACAAGACTTTATGAATATATTTTTGAACCTATGGATGGTCCGACATTTTCAGACATTGAAGCGGAAATAAGGGATTCGGTTTCTGAATATATACCAGGAATCACTATAACAAAAATAAGTGTAACTGACGCGTCTAATGAGGAAGAAGATAAAGGAACCTATGTCCAAGGAGACGTAAGAGTTTATCGAGTTCCTGGTATAAGTGAGAAAGAACATACCGCTAAAATTAAAATTGATTATATAATCACAGATTCGGTATTTAATCAGAGTGATTTTGTAATTATTAATATTTAATAATATATGGGCAATAAAAAAATATCGTATACAACAAGGGATTTTCAGTCAATAAGAACTGAATTAATTAATTTTACCCGAACATACTATCCCGAGTTAATTGACAATTTTAATGATGCGTCAGTGTTCTCAGCGTTATTGGACTTAAACGCCGCAGTTAGTGATAACTTACAATTTAACATTGACCGAAGTATTCAAGAAACTGTTTTACAATACGCCCAACAAAGGTCGTCAATTTTTAACATTGCAAGAACATACGGATTAAAGGTGCCAGGTCAAAGACCTTCAGTCGCTTTAGTTGACTTTTCAATTACTGTGCCCGCTTTTGGGGATAAAGAAGATTTGAGATATTGTGGTATACTAAGAAGAGGGTCACAAGTTAGTGGAGCGGGTCAAGTCTTTGAAACGGTTTATGATATTGATTTTGCTTCGGCGATTAATGCTGACGGATACCCAAATAGATTAAAAATACCTAATTTCGATTCAAATAACAAATTACTTAATTATACCATTGTAAAACGAGAGACCGTTGTTAATGGTATTACTAAAGTTTATAAAAGAGTAATGACACCTAATGATGTTAAACCATTTTTTGAAATGTTCCTACCTGAAAAAAATGTTTTAGGGGTAACAAGTGTTTTATTAAAAGATGGTACTCAATATGCAAATATGCCTTCATCACAAGAATTCTTAGGTGCCGATAATAGATGGTATGAGGTTAAGGCGTTAATTGAGGATAGAGTATTCATCGAAGACCCTACTAAAGTTTCCGACCAACCTGGAATTAAAGTTGGAAGATATGTTACAACAAGTGACAAGTTTATAACCGAGTTTACTCCTGAAGGATTTTTAAAAATGACTTTTGGTGGTGGTACACAATCTGCTGACGAACAATTACGAGAATTTGCAAGAGATGGGTATAATTTAAATTTATATAAGTATTCTAATAATTTGGCGTTAGGTAGTACGGTTAAAGCCAACACAACCATGTTTATACAATATAGAATCGGTGGAGGTACAGGGAGTAATTTAGGGGTTAATGTTATTACACAAATTGGAACCGTATCTTTCTTTGTTAATGGACCGTCAGACTCAATAAATACAAGTGTAGTTAACTCATTAAGTTGTATTAATGTTACTGCGGCAATTGGTGGAGCGGCATCTCCGACAACAGAAGAAGTTAGAAACTTAGTCGGTTTCAATTTCTCAGCACAAAACAGGGCGGTTACGGTTAATGACTATGATTCTCTTATCAGAACAATGCCATCACAATTCGGGGCTCCCGCTAAAGCGGCGATTACTGAGGAAAACAATAAGATTAAAATTAAAATGTTGTCTTATGATGATTCAGGTAAATTAACCGAAATTGTTTCTAACACATTAAAAAATAATGTGGCAAATTACCTATCTAACTATAGAATGATTAATGACTACATTTCAGTTGAGACTGCAAGTGTTATTGATTTAGCGATGAACCTTGATGTTGTTTTGGATAATAGTCAAAATCAAGGAGCGGTAATTTCACAAATTGTTAATATAGTGTCAACGTATTTTAACCCTTCGCATAGACAAATGGGACAAAATGTATACATCTCTGAAATTAGACGACAAATACAAAGTGAGAACGGAGTAATCTCTGTTTCAGGTATACAAGTTTTCAATAAAGTTGGAGGACAGTACTCCTCATCACAAACTTCTCAAAAATATCTAAACTCAGAAACTCGAGAAATTGATTTGGTTGATGAGACAATTTTTGCAGAACCAAGTCAGACATATCAAGTCAGATTTCCTGGTAAAGACATTAATGTAAGGGTTAAGAATTTAAAAACAGTTAATTTCTCCTGATAATTTATTTTATTAAATAATGATTTATCTTTTTGAAAGTAGCATATAAACTATTTATCAAAAAAGATTAATAATGTCGAATTCATATAGAATAAGAACTCAAGTAGGTGTAGATAAGTCAATAAAGGTTTTAATAGACCAAGAGTTTGAATATCTTGAAATTCTATCTCTTAAAATATTACAGAGTCAAATATACACAAGACAGTGTTCTGATTATGGTGTGATTATTGGTAGAGTTACCGTTAATGATGGTTTTGGTATACCTAACGCCAAAATATCGGTGTTTATTCCATTGACAAATGAAGACACGACAAACCCAATAATTTCTGACTTATATCCCTATAAAACTTTATCCGAATTAAATGACGATGGTTATAGATATAATTTATTACCATATCTACCATCATATAGTAATCACTCACCCACAGGAACTTTTTTCGATAAACATGATGTGTTAGTTGACCCCACATTAATTGAGGTGTATGACAAGTATTTTAAGTATACTGCAAAAACTAACGATAGTGGTGATTATATGATTTTTGGTGTCCCTACAGGGTCGCAAACACTACATGTTGATGTTGATTTATCGGATATTGGAGAATTTTCGTTATCTCCTCAGGATTTAATTCGTATGGGAGTAGCCACTCCCTCCCAAGTTGCGGGAACAAAGTTTAAAAGTTCAACTAACTTAAATGAGTTACCTCAGATTATTACAATTAATCGTGTTATAGAAGTTGAACCATTATGGGGTCAACCCGAAATTTGTAATTTAGGTGTTACAAGAACTGACTTTGACTTAACTGATGAGGCCAATATTACTATAACCCCTACATCAATTTTTATGGGGTCGATAATATCAAATGCTGATAATCAATTCCAAAAAAGAAACTGTAAACCAAAACTAAAACAAGGTAATTTTTGTGGATTAGTTGCGGGACCTGGAGAAATTTTGGCGATAAGACAAACCATTGCTCAAGATATTAATGGTCAACCTGTTTTAGAAACTGTTTCATTAGAAGGTGGAGGACAATTTATCGATGAAAACGGTGCTTGGTTAGTAGATATTCCAATGAACTTGGATTATATCATAACAAATGAATTTGGTGAAAGAGTATTATCAAATGACCCTAAACAAGGTATACCAACAAAAGGAAAGTATCGATTTAAGGTTAAGTGGAATCAATCGCCTTCATTAAGTGAGGCAATTAAACGAGGGTATTTTTTAGTCCCTAATATTAGAGAATATGGGTGGACTAACGGAAGTGGTGATGACCCCCTTCAGACTCCTTATACCAACTATTCTACCGCAATTAAAAGTTATGCTTTTAGTTTAGATTGGAATGATTATGCTGACGTACAATCGGCGATTAATTGTGAAGACACGTTTTATGAGATGTTGTATAATAAAGTTTATACTGTGTCACAGATGATTGACCAATATAGAAAAGGGTTTCTTCCAAATAGAATGATTACAATAAAACACATTTTGGATGATGCCTGTGAAAGTGAGAACGTTAAATTTCCAACAAACGATTCGTTTTTTAGATTTGACATTATATATCTTTTATTTGTTTATATGATGTTTGTTTTTAAACCTATTATCATTTTATTATTAATTGTTGCACATATATTAGCGTTTTTATTAAAATTCATTTTAGGTCCAATATTGGCGGTTCTTGTTGCGATTGTTTTTACCATAGTTATTATAATTTGTAATTATATTAGGGTGATTGTTTATGCTATAAACTTAATCCCTGGAGTTAATGTAAATTCTCCTACTTGTCCTACTTTTGCGGATATGGCGGAATTAATTGACAAACTGTTAAATTTATGGAAATTATTTGTTCATTTACGTTTACCTAACTTATCATATCCTGATTGTGAATTATGTGCCTGTAAAGAAGGGGATACTGTTGAGGGGGACGCTGATGGGGATTCTCCTGTATCAGTCGATACTACCGCAATTATTAATTCATCAGGGATAAATGGGATTTTATCTCAGTACTCAATTTCAACAGAGTATAATGTTATACATTTCCAACCATCATTAACCTATCCTGACGCATTTGCATCAATGATGTCTGGTAAAGCAATTGATAACGTTAACCCTACTTCACAATCCTTGGTCCCTGAACTACAAACTTATGGACAAGACTCAAGCGGTGATGACAGATATATGTTCACATCAAGTATTACTTTAGCAGAAAGAATAAATTTATTTAATAATAAAGCAAAATACTTTAACGATTTTGGAGGAGCAAACCCTGGTGGTGGACATAATAGAATTAAAGTTACTTTTGACACAACATTAAATGCCTCCGCAACAACCTTTCATTATGATAATGTTGTGGTTATCTCATGTCGAGAAAGTCAATTATCGACTTTTCCCGCGGGACAACTCATTTCTTTCCAAGACCCCTCATTATCTCAGGACGTAAATTTAACAGGTGTTACTTCATACAACCAATACGGCACCAAAAGTATTACGGGAACTTCAATTAATGATGCTCCAGGTAGTACTATAAATATCAACTATTCAAATTATGGTGCGGCAACAGGATTACCGGTTCAGACTACGGTATATCAAATAACCGGAAATACTAATGACGCGTCATACGCTAAGTTCCCCATGGACGCAGAATATTTTCAAGTTATTACCGCAATGACCTATAATACTTTTTCGGGTTCTTGTAATCCTCTTGCAAGTGATTTAAGTTTAAATAAAAGGTATTTGTATAATAATATGACGTTTACATATTTGTCCGCCGATAACTGTGCACAATCCTTATTACCATTATATTATAATCCTTTATCAATGTTTATCGATGCCGATGAACAAGTTATCGTGATAATGGTTAGAGGAGTTGACCCATATTCGTCAAGATGTCAAAATAGTTATGACTTAAGTTTATTGTTTGGGTATACAATGGGAACCGCAGGAAAAACGGTTACAGGT